TGAATCCACCATTTGATGAGTTAACAATGAAATTAGCCACTGTCAAATGTTTTGATGCATTAGCTAACGTTAAAAATATTACTATAATTATTACATTTCCAAGTTGGTATGATACTGAAAGTGTAAAAATGTTGAAAAATTCAGAGTATTTGCATAGCACATTACTACTTTCGAAAAATCAGTATCCCTACTTTAACTACTATACTATGAAATATATTCAATGCTGTGATACACTATTATTTGTTATTACTAATGATAAGGAATGTAAATATAATGCTAAAGATATAGCTCAAGTATGGTTGAATATATAATCTAATAGTAGGATTATCAATTGATATTTTTTTAATTTTAAAAAAATAAATAAACTATTGTATAAATGGAATTTAAATCAACAAAACCGTTATTCAAAAAACATAAGGGAGATGCAGGATATGATATTGCTAGTGATGTTGATGGAACTATTGGACCAATGGAATCTCTTTTAGTTTCTACAGGAATACACCTATCCATCCCGTTTGGGTCATATGGTCGACTATGTTCTCGATCATCTTTAGCTGTTAAAAATAACATTGAAGTTGGAGCTGGTATTATTGATGAATCGTATAGAGGAGAAGTTAAAGTTCTCCTCCGAAATTTTGGGAAGGAACCGTTTGCGTTTAACAAGAACGACCGCATTGCTCAATTAGTTATTAGTCCTTGTTTTATCGGGGATGTCGAGGTCGTAGATGAATTAGATATGACTGAAAGAGGAGAAGGAGGATTCGGATCAACTGGGAAATAAATATAAATATATAATATTATTAATTAAAATAATTAATAAAATTGAATTTTTTTTAATCTATAATTTCAATTATAACACACTATGATGATGACGTCCTTTTTAACAAGCTGGTTTACATCTCAACAGACGTCTCAACAAGATCCTATGATTAACACGGTCTATACTGATGTTGAGATGACTGACATGATTGTCAATCACAAGAAGACGCTCGATGAAATAGTCGATAAACTCGTCGACGATGCTATCATTGATGAAATCCTAAATGACATTATTGACGACTCGATAAATCGACGAAACCAATTTGAATCTACCAGTCGATCAATAAGCCCCAATGACAATTTCGCTAAGTTGAAAAATGTCAAGTATGTATGCATTGTTCGATATGAACATCCATTGGTTGATTACGATCGTATGTTGTTGTCGAATGTTATCAAGACATTCAAGGGTGTTTTTGAGAAAGACATCAACGACGATGTAACCAAAACTGTTTTTCAAGATGATAAGATATCCAATGATAAATGTATTGCATTTGGATCGCAAAATCTAGTGTTGCTAACTGCAGCCACTAACAGAATAATGAATTACGGCCTAGAAATCAACTATGCTGTTCATTCTATAAATTGTTCGTTTAACGATTCTTAATAAAATAAAAAAAAATATATTAATAATATATTTTTAACTTCAATATAAATATTATAAAACAATTTAAGATTATATATACATAATATAAAACGATGGGTATACAATCACTAACTACATTTCTAAAATCAAAAGCTCCTAATTATATTGATACGATAGATGTATCACAGATAAGGAAGATTGGATTAGATGGTCATCAAATAATGACATCTGGTATTAAAATGAAATGGAAGGAATTGTTTGAAACATTTGATAATCCGTTCCAAGATGTAACACAAGACCATGAAGAATATGTTAAGAAAGAATGGTTGAAAGATTCTATTAGATTCATGATTAAATGGTTAGAAATGGGTGTTATTCCAGTATTTATAATAGATGGTAAATCTCCAGAATCAAAGAACGATCAAAAGGAAAAACGTCGAAAATCCCAAGCGAGTGCTCTCACTCGTATGGAGGATCTAAAAGAACAACTGAAGAATGATACTGAGGATGTAGTTATGGATATACCTGATACATGGATGTTAGATTCTACATCCACATCTACTATTTCACCTGAAGATCGTAAAAAGATTGTATCTTGGAGACAACAGGAAAAATCATTGAATAGATTATGGATTCAAGAATTGAAAACTGTTTTCACTGAAATAGGTATATGTTGGGTTCAATCGGTAGATGAAGGTGAACGATGCGCATACATGCTTCAAGCTGATGGTAGGGTTGATGCTGTATATTCGACTGACACTGATTTATTAGCTTATGGATGTCCTATCACTATAAATTCGTTCAAAGTTGATACTCGAGCTTCAAAACGAATTATGCCTTATTATAACTTAAATTATATTTTATCGACATTAGGATTTACTCAAGAAGAATTTTTAGAATTCTGTATTTTATGTGGTACAGATTTTAATAAAAATATAGAAAAAATTGGACCTGTAAAAGCATACGAATTAATCAAGGCTCATAAAGCTATCAAAAATCTACCTTCAGTATATAAAAAGATTCCTCTAAATGTCGATGTATTGAACGAAACAGAATGTAAACGTATATTTACTAGAGTGCCGTCACAAGACCTAATTGAAAGTACAAATAATCATGCACTAGATATAGATAAATCTAAATGGGAAAATTGCAGTTCATTTTTAGTTAGCTACTTTGGTAAGTCATCAGCCAACTGGTTGCTTCAAGATATGAAAAGAGTAACCATCTAATAAGTTTATTTATTTATGAAAATAATAATTTATTTGATAAAGTACTTCTATTTGCTGAATAATCAATATCTGTTTTATCTTTATCTAGAATAATCGAAGTTGTCTCAATCATTAATTGTTTATTTGTAGAGCCTCCTTGATAGAATAAAGGCTTTCTATAACAATAAACGTTCATTAAAGATAGACTGTTAGCTATCCAACAATCACTAAATCCGTTGTTCATAATAGATTCTAATAAGATAAGTCCGCAATTATAAGCAGCTACACTATTTACATATATTATAGCATGAGCTGAAAGCATATTATTAAGTTTGACTAAATGATTGTAATTTTCAATACTTTTATATGATAATGTATCTGCATCCCAACAATCTATATTATTTTTAAAATCTACACCTTTATTAGATACACCCAAATAAATCATATCTGAATTATCAGGAACATCTATTATATTATCAAAATTATCGGTCATAAATACATCATCTTCAAGTACTAGAAATGGTGCTCCTAATTCTAACCCTTTTTTAATACATCTTATATGTCCTGCTGAACACGGGACTTCTTTAATCCAATTTGAAGGAGTATCATTATAATAGTAATGAATGTTATACCATCCATCAAATGTTTTAGAAAGATCATTATGTCTTACCGAATTATTTTTAGTAGTTAATATAATAATAGGAATTTTCTTAATATCAATCTTCATTTTTTTAGTAATAGGAATTTATCTTTAATATATTATATAATATATTAAATGATTAAGCAAATGCTTCATATGCTGGTGGGTTGATATCTTTGACAGACCCACTCGATATCTTTGCAGTTCTTTTTCTTTTTTTAGATTGGGTATCTAATGTCGATGTAATAATATTATGGTTATTGACATATGTATAACATTTATACGCTATGGTATCTTTAGAAAATGCTTTTATCAGTTCAGGATAAGGATCATGGATATAATTAATATAATTATGAGTAACAGAATAAAGATGATCGCATGCTTCTGAAAATTTCTCATGTTTGTCGGGTGTAATTATATCATATACTGGAAGTTTATGTAGACACATATGTCTATTTCTTCGCGCATTATAACATAATGCTGTGTATATTAAAATATAAGGCAAGTCTTTAATAATTAAACGTGTATCTAGTTCAAGTGTGCTAGTTACGTAAGCGTGTCCTTTCAAGTTAGGATTTTCAGTAGCTATCGTCATATCTGTATTATGAATAGACCCGCATTTTAAAATACTCTCTAAATTTCCATGAGATAAATCTAAAGATTGTTCTATCATTTTCATATTTGATTTTGGAAATATAACAGGAGCTAATGACGTTTTATATAATTTTTGTTGTGGTTGTGTAATCGCACTTCTCACTTCATGATTCATATCAGCTGGAAATAGTTTGAGAAAAGGAACTATTAAATAACTGCTTATTTTATCCCAATCGTCACCAATATGAAATAACACATTATTATGTGAATATGTTGGTACAAGCTGATTAATTAAATCTGCTAAATATTCTATATACCATAATCCAGATCCAATACATACTTTATACCATTGACTAACGTTGATGAAGTTTTTCTCCATTTCTTCATATATTGTGGATAATCTTATATCAGGGAAATATCTATAACATGGAAAACTATTTTGTTCTTTGTATATACACATATTATTTATATCTAAAAATCCATCAGCAAATTCTATCATTCGATAAGACATTTTCATACGGGGAATTGCAGAATAAAGAACTTGGTCTGTAGTGGGTTTATTTAACGCATGTATTATAAAATCCTTCTTGGACGTTACCAATGCTTCATCTTCTTCTGAATTAAGTGAAATATCATTAACAAAATCTTCCACAGTATGCCACGATAATACATATGTCATTCTTGATGACTTATTGTGAGACCAAATAGTTCTATCATGATTAACACGAAACCTATTATCCCTCATATACTGAGCTATCAATTCGACAGCCTTATATTTTTTATTTTGTTCAATGGGAACTGGGATAGTGTTTAATTTAGGTTTGTCATCATGAATCACATCTGAATTTATTTTAGTCCAATCAATATTTAAATTTTGTTCAGTTGTAGTAGTGTATCCATCTGTCTCTAACATCATATAAGGATTATATTTAATTGGATGTTTCTTGAATTCTTCTAATACTGTTTTAAGTTTGTCGAATAATGAACTTCCTTGTTGAGTAATAAGTGTTCTACATAACGGTATCCATGAATTAATTTTATTATTTTTATTATATAATTTAGTTGTAAAATCATAATCTATATTTTTCCATGAATACATAATAGCATTAATCGATGGACATGCAGATTTATTAAATGACGTATGAATATCAATAATATATTCATTACCTAATAATTTTTGTAAAAAGGGTAGAATGCTTTTTGTATGTTTAACTACTTGTTGTTTTTTTAGTATGGTGAAATTGATACATGGAATTCCAAGTGAACTATATTTATGATTCGCATGTATCCAATTTTCAAATTTATATGTTAAAACCTTGATTTTTGATTTATAGTTTGGTCGTAAGAACTCCCGTTTATCTTCGACATTTATATATTCATTATCAGGCTGGTAGTCATATTCTGTAGATAACTCATTATCGTCAGTATAAATATCGTTATCATTATTAATATCATCTTCTGAAAATTTTTTAATAAAAAATGAATCTCCAAGAGGTTTTTTAGTATCATAATACGTATTAAGAATATTAATGATATTTCTATATACGTCTATTTTGTTTCTATTAATATATAATAAATTTTGCCAATAATTTATAATATTATCTAATTTAGTTGGAATTGTTATTTCATACTTACGATTTAAAGTTATTTCAGTTATATATTTTTTCATAGATGAAATAGAATCGAATATAGGTAATTCGGTATTTTTTTCAATTGTTGTATCAATACACACAGTAATCATATGAACATCACATGGAATATTTTTAGATGAATTTATAAATTTATCTTGAATATCTTTAGATAATTTCCAAGGATCATTACATGTTACTGGAAATTGAATTATTCCAGAATAATGAGTTAATGCATTCAATTTTATGTCATCTTCCAAATTTTCAGAAATTTTATTAAAAAAAACACTTTTGTGTCTGCATCGATCAACAAATGTATCATTCAAAATATTCTTATCAAAATATTGGTATGTTTTCAATTCTTTATCCATTTTATATATAAAATTAAAACATTTTAAAGTTTTTGACACCCATTCGAGATATAACAGCACCCATTCCATATATAACAGCACCCATTCGAGATATAACAGCACCCATTCCATATATAACAGCACCCATTCGAGATATAACGGCACCCATTCCATATATAACAGCACCCATTCCATATATAACAGCACCCATTCGAGATATAACAGCACCCATTCCAT